TAATAAGGAGGCAACGCTACGTTAAGCCGACTACCTCCTTTTTTAAGTATTAACAATATGGACTCAAATATACTAATTATATTTAATCATACAATAGGAAAGTGATAAAATTATTACAAATAATATCCATCTAGCTAGTATCATTCTTTTACTTGAATTTGAAGTTGGTTAATAAGGTCGTCAATCTGTTGCACTATCGAGGTATATGAGTTAAGAGTTTCCTCTGGTAAGTCGCTTGAAAACACGTCTACTATCTTCTCTACTTCGTTGGTAAACATCTTAGTAAATCGCTTGATGTTGTGCTTATGAAGTGATGCATCGTTAACCTCGTCTAGTTGGTGTAGTACCGATTGTAGCAATAAAGTTGCTTTAGTCATTCGTGAGTAATACTCTTGGATTTCTTTTGTCATTGGTTTTAATTTTGATCGTTCAACAATACGTATCTAATATAGGTGGAGTTGATAGCCCACTTGTTATGTGCTACCTTCTCCTTCTTCTTAGAATAAATCTTTACTCTCGTCTTTGGATGCATTTACAATTACGTTATTGTTCCACACTACCTTACCATTCCCTAAATAAGTCTTAGGTTGTTTCGCTTCTCTTTCCTCTTTAGTTTGAGCTAAAGCTATCCCTACGTTATTTCCGTAGGTTGTCTCATCGTTAATAGATATCGAAAGGTTAAGCCATTTCTTGCCGTCTTTTTCGAAAATTTTAGAATTATCTACCTTAGATAAGTCTATACTCGCATTGATTATTGCACTCATATTTGTTTGTTGTTTATAAATTTTTAACTCTTAATTTCTCGAAGTACTCGTGATAGTAATTCGATGCTTCTTCTAATACTTTAATCATTCTCTCCTCTCTCTCTTGGTTACGTTCAAACGATATAACCGTTACTCGATCCGTTATCCTTAAATGGTCAACTAAATGTATTGCCTCGTTCTCGTAGCCTATCAACTCCTCTGGAGTAGAAACCATACAATATGCTATCTCCGCTCTAGGCTTGTCGTAAAGATACATATAACCATCCAATTGTGCTTGATAATCTTTGATGTTTATATCCTCAGCAAGCATAGGGAATGTATCTAAACTCCAGCTAGATTTGATGTCTATAATAACATCCTCGCCTAGAATATCACATTCACCAGTTAAGTTGTCGGTTGTTACACGTTGGTCGTTTTTAGTGTACGAAGTGAAGAATACTTGGTTATACAACTCAATAGATTTATCCTCTACTTGTATGCCTTTCTTAACGTACTTGTTATTTAACTCAGTTGAGTAGTCTAAGTAGTATTCTTTTGCCAATTGCTTAATATAAGACTTAGCAGTTTCTGAAAGCACCTCACTCTTTGAACGAGGTGCAGTCATTAATTTTGGTAGTGCTGAGCATCTGAATTTCATAATTATAATTTTAAAAGTTGTTCATCAGTTAACGCATAGCCATCAATTAAGCTATCTCTTGTTATTTTTCCATCGGCAATAGCTTTTAGTGCCTTCTCGAATCTTTCGGAGGACAAAACTTCTTTCACTTGAGGTACGGAAACTGACTTAACTCTAACACCTCCTGTTACTTCTCCTTTCATTTTTACGCTGTAATCTATAAACAATTCGATAGTAGTTCCAGCCCAATTCTCGATGTGTGATGAGCCAGTTATACGTCTAATTACATTTGCATTTGTAGAATTAAGTACTAGTGGCTTTATATTATCAAAGTAGGCTATATTGGCATCGATTGATTTTCCAGCTACTTTAGCACCTCTTTCCTGTTTTACTTCTTTAATCTTAACAATTAAAGATGTCTTGCTTTCAATCATTTCTTCTAAGTCAATAACTCCTAGATGGTCTGACTTATATACGTTTCTAAAATTTGTCATTGTGTTTATCAATTAGATTAGTTAATAAGCTTGTTAATTTCGCTATCGTGAAGAAAGCATCAGTATCTGTTGTTAAAGATACGCTAAAGTTACGAATATATTCCGAAAGCTCGGTATATTCCATACCTTTTGTTTCGTCAAGGATTTCTTGGATTGTTTTAGTATTCATCTAAAATATAAATTAAAAGTTGTTTAATCTCTTCCTCTTGGTCATCTGTTAACATTGGTCGTATATCTACACCACCAACATAGATAGAGCTGATTCCTTCAAACCCACCCTCAGAAGGATGAAAGTAATCACTTGGTGTATATGGTGAGTGGAAGAACTCAACCTCTAAATCTACACCGCAATAGTTAACATTTGCTACATCTTTTTCCATATTGTTTTGTTTTAAAGTTTCTACAAATATAACTAATTAAATAACACTTATGCAAATTTTACGTTATTTTTTTAATTAATTCTTTAAATTCTTCCATAGAACGTACCAAATGGTACTCGAAACCTTGTTTTTCAAGTTGTTTACCTACGTATTTTTGTAGCTCAGAGTGTACTCCAGATTCAGTTTTCACCTCCACAAATGTAGTAACCGAGTTTTTAAGTAGGATAAGGTCACTCATTCCGTTAATATTGCATCTTATTATCTTAACAACCATAAAACCAATCTTATTGGCTTCTCTTATCATTTGTGCTTGCAGCTTACTTTCTAGCATTATTAAAATAGTTTTTGTTGTGAAACGTGGTTTTTTATACGTTCTATTGCTTTATCGTAGTATTCTTTGTCAAGTTCACAAGCTGTTAATTCAAACTTGTAATCGTGGCAAGCTATCGCTATACTTCCACTTCCTAAATGTGTATCGAGTATTTTGTCTCCTTGCTTTGCGTATTTATCTAAAAGCCATTTGTATAATTTAATTGGTTTTTGTGTTGGATGTTCAGGTTTTTCTTTCCATATATGCGTTCTATGTATATTTACCATTCTTGTTACTTCTTTTGTAGAAGTCCATGCCATTTCACCATCACTCATTGTTAAATCTTGTTGTCCTTTATACCAAAATACCCATGATTTTGTTGGTTTTAAATGTTCAGTAAAATAATTTCCACCCCAAATAACTTGATTTTTACTAACTCTAAATAATTCTTTAAAATATTCTTTAGATGGTATTGCATTATCCCAATTTTTAAAATTATGTTTTTTTCTTATTTGCGTTCCTTTTTTAATACTTTCTTTTTGACCATCCATCCCTATCCCATAAGGTGGGTCAACAATAGCCAAATCAAAATAATTATCAGGATAACGAGCCATTAACTCCATATTATCCTCGTTTGTAATTGTTATTTTATCTGTTACTTTCATAAAATAAAAAACCCCATCAATCGGAAGTCGCAGTTTCGTCATGACAGGGAATTGTTAATGTTCTTAAAGTATCTGCGACAATACAAATGTAAATATACTAAATATATTTCTTAAATTGTGCTTCCGTAAAATTCTTTTTTTGCTTAACAACATTATGTATCTTTTCAGTCAAACTACCTTTTCCGTACACAAAATACACGTCGTTATTCTTCCTATCCATTGTCGTAAGTCTATCAATAGATTGAATGTAATTTGTGCCAGAGAACCCAAAGTTATAAAAAACTAAGCAATCCGCACTACTTAAATTAATTCCCATTGCTGAGCTATATTGCTGCCCTATATAGTGTTTATCCGTAGCGTTGAACTCCTCTATATCCGTGGTTGAATTAGGAAAAACAAACCTAAGCATTATTTCCTCCTCTTTGTAATAGTAAAAAATTGCTAGTTTCTTTCCTTTGAAATAGTCACGTATATACTCCGCTTTACTTTGGTCTAGTATCATTGACTTTCCGCTTTCAAATTTAATAGTGCCACTCTCCAATTGGTGTATCTTATTCATCAACTTAACTCCTGTATCCGCCAATATAACCTCGTCTTTACCTTGTACTACTAAATCCTTTTTTAGACGTTCTATCAGCTTTTTATTACACTCTGGATAGTGTAACACTACTTCGTTAATCTTCGTACTAAAACCAGCCTCCTCTTGCGTAAATTTCAACACATAAGGCTCTATTACTTTATCTATCATTTCTACCTTTGCTTTTGAATAATCTTTAATCACACCGTAACCTAAATGCTTTGTTTGTACATCTACATAAGTAGCAGCCCATTTATAGAAGGTAGCCTCCTTGAATGGAGAATAAGCTGAAACCCAAAACTGGTGATAGATTTGAGAGTACGATTCGCTTGCCATTGTTCCCGAAAGTAATACCATCGGAGTTCGTGAGTACTTAAGCTTGAATGATCTAGTAGATTGTGAAGGTTTAGGAAAAGCTCCGTACTTGTGATGCTCGTCACTTATAACCAAATCGAAGGTATCTTCAATCTTGTGTAGTGATTCGGTGTTTATGATTGTAAGCTTGAACTCAAACCCAAACGCATCGTAATCGTCTTGTATAGACGTTATAGCTTTCTTTTTAGTGCAAAAAAGCACATTCTTTGCTCCTACTATCCTAGCTATTTCTAAAGCGGTAATTGTCTTACCTGTCCTCACTTGCATTGCCAAGTAAACTAAGTTGTACTCCCTTAGCTTATCCGCTCCCTTATTCGCTAACTCTATCTGATAATCTCGTAGTTTCATTATACCTCTTTTCTAATTTTTTAATACAAAACTCAACATCCTTCAAATTATTGATCGCTTTATCTAGTTTGATTGCCATATCAAAGTTGATGTTACCACTTTGTAATATCGCATCCCTACTAGCTTCAAATTTCAATATCTCCGCTTTCAATATTACTTTACTTAGATCCACTCGTTTAACTTAATCATTACGTTAATATTCATGTCCAACTCTAATATATCCGCTCTAACACGCTTTAAATTCTTTATCGATAGATTTATCGAGTTTATTAAATCAAGCCTATTAGGATGCTTAATTTTAATAAATTCAACAGACTTATCCAAGTCTTTAATTAGATTAGTTAGTAGGTTGGTAGCTATAAGTGCATCCGCTGTCATTTCGGTTGTAATTCTATTGAGTCCCAAATATCCTTTGCTTCCTCCTCTTTACATTCACTTTCAAGTAAAACCTTAGTTACTCCTCCGCTAGTAGATGTATGGTATTTAATATTGTAATGTTTAGCATACGATTTCAAACCAATAGTTAAGCTATTCTGTTTATACCATTTCCTCATCTCTGGATAAGCATCCAAGAAATTATCGTAGATAGACTTTATATTTATCCACTCTCCACGCTTGATTGATTCAATAAACGTATGTAGTTCTGGAGTAATCTTATCTATAAGCTTACGTATCTCTAAGTTCTTAGTCGTAGACTTAACCAATCCGTTATTCAAATACTTCTTAAGGCACTCCATCATATAATTGTCAAACCTCGCCCATTCTAAACTATCCCAATCATTAAATAGCTTGTTACCAAAAAACATCTCTGGAGTATAGTCAGCATTAAAAAACGTACTCATTTCAACCTCGAATTTCCTAGCCTCGTGACTTCCTCCATCTCCTTTGATAGTGTAGTTGGTAGTGATAATAATCTTCGGTGATTCCTCAACGGATAGCCTTATAGCATCTTTACCTTTATACTCAATGTTGATACCTTCTGTAATAACAGAGAATAAAGACTCAAAATTAAAATTCCTTTCAACGTCATCGAACACTAGTATTTGACAATCAGTAGATACATTTTGATAAGGAAATGACTTATTAAACGTGAATGTTTTACCGTCTAAGGACTGTACCTTTTTAAGTTGTTTTAAGGCATTCCAAATTAGCCCTTTACCACTCCTTCCATTAGGGTTGTCGCTTATCATTTCGTCGTTAAATATAATAGCTCTGTTATTACTATTTGTTTTATACGAATGAAGCAAGTAACCTAGAACAGATTGCATGGTATTATACCTATCAACGTCTTCGCCACTAACTTTCCAAATAAAAGTCCTAAACTGGCTTTCGTGATGATCTGCTTTTACGAACTCTCTGTTAATTACCTGGTCCTTCCATATAGAAATGTTGACATCCTTGTAATCTATTATCTTACGATTATTTTTAGTCACGTTAACTATACAATTATTATAGAAAAAATAAGCATTATCTTTATCGTCTTTCATTACCTCTATATCCTTTGTTTTAATCATTGAAAGAAAGTCACGCTTAAAGTATTTAAGATTCCCGCTCATTAGATTGTACACACCTATTCCTAGATTATTGTCCTCAATATACGATAGTATAAAGTCCTTCAAATCCGTTTCATCTTTAATTTCTAGAAAAATATCATTTTTTTTAATGATATTGAAAGAACTGTTAGAGTTCGGCTTGTTCTTAAAATAGTCATTATTCTCTAGAAATTGCTTAAAAAGATAGTTATTTAAGTCTATCTTCCCGTTTTGGTTGACCGACCAGAACGGCATTAAATTGTTTTCGTTCATTTATCACATATTTTTAAATAAAAAAACCCCCATTACTCCTAACACATCCTACCTTGTTATTCATAATGAAGGTTAAATAATACCTCTGTTCTTATATTGTAGGATGAGAACGTATACAAATATAGACAATATTATTTAATATATACAAATTCTATCGTTATTTATAATGATTCTAAATAAGGTTGTTATTTAGATTGATTCTAAATAAGAGCAAAAAAACGTAAAAAAGTTAAAAGTTGGA